TTGAACTCGCTATACACACCAGGCTTTCTGATTGAGCTGGGAATATCGGAAAAAGAGACGTTGGGGCTGGACATCGCTTACTGCTCCTTTTTGGACTGTTTTTTTACTGCCAGAGCAAGATCGTTAGAGACCTCAACCAGCGCACCATTGCGAAGTGCTGCCCTGAACAAAAATTTATTTTCAACGTGAATCGGCGCGTCTCCAAAAATGACCCCGCCAAGTTTCATGGTCCCGACTGCTGCGCGCACAAACAACCGTTTCGCTCTCATCGTCAAATCTCCACGATATCCTGGGCATCTGCAACATCGTCGCCCGGTTTGATGTAATAATTTAGCCCAAGGGTTACCAGCTCAACCGCTTCGCTTTCGTCAATCGCCGACACCGGATAGGCTGTTTCGAGATCCACCTGATAGACAGTCTGGCCAATCTCGCGATATTCCGGTGGGGTAGCATCGCGAAAGGAACGGGGAGCAATGGGGTTGATACTTAACCCAAGGGTTTGCCCCATCAGATACCCAACCACACCCTCAACGATTGGATATATCCCGCGCTGGCGCTCATCGAGTTTTCCCAAACACTTAAAGAGCACATACACGGATATCGTAACGTTGAGCCGCCGTTTCTCTATGGTGAGCGGCGCAAAGGTCCCCGTGTTGATAGCAACCGCAATCTCGGGGGTGTTCATTCCGGTAACATCATCGGCAGAACCGATTTTTTTAACCCCGAGCCCCGCGACCTTGAGCCGTGCGATTACTCCCGCCTCAATTTCCCGAAGCATCAGTAACCACCCAGGGTTGATGCCGTGAAGCGCTGCGCCGGGCTTGATACTATTGCGCTAACACTCGGAGCCATTTCGCGATGTTCGGTATTCACAAGGGAACGCCCCGCCTGAATATCGGCCAGCTTTTTTTCTGTTGCCCGCAGCCGCTCGCGCACCCCCTCGGGGAGGTTCATCCCAAAGCGGCGTTTGTAAAGGCGAATGATTGCAATTTCACAGGATAGGTTTTTGATAAGCTCCGGCACAGGGGAAAGGGGAAGCTCCCCCGCCCTCCCGTGCAGGTGCGAATCTATCTCAGCGTCTGCTGCATTGATTGCCGCATTGACCCTGCTATCAACGATAGAACCTGCCCCTTCATCATCGGTGAGATCAAGAAGGCTATCTGCTGGCTCAACGGCCATGATATCGTTGATAGTGCAATACGCCATTATTCACCGGCCTCGATGCCGATTTCGCGTACTTGCGCACGCAGAGTTTCAATACTTTTGCGTCCATCAAGATCGACACCGTGCAAATTTGCGTACTCTTGCAGCTCTTCTTTGCTCATATCATCGATTGCTTTTCCGCTAAAAACAGGATCATCGTTTTGCGCTGGCTCCTGATTGTACGCCGGGTGTGCAATTACACCAAGGACATCAATAAGCGCCCCGCTCAAAACTCTTGACCGATAGTAGCTTGTGAGCACAACCTCTGATTCTACATTATCAGGGATTAGATCTTGCGTGCCTTGAAACATTACTTTTGCCCCTTTCGGGGCTTTAATTTTGATGTGTCTCATTGAATAGTCCTATCAGGTTGCGTATGTGTCAATCCACAGATACCCGCAATCAGAGCCGCACACCTCGATGTCGGTCTCTTCGCGGACTTCAAACACCCACTGATCCTCTGCCTCTTCGTACCATTCGCGGGTAAGGCGGGCAAGCCCATTGTCCTGCTTGATGCGGTACTGGTATCCAGCCGAAGGCATGCGCAGCCGGGGGCTTGATGGCGCGAAGAACAGGAAGCCCATACCCTTGCCACTGGTGGTTTCCCAAATGTACTGAGAAGTAAAATCAGTGCCATCTGCTTTCTCATTGGCGGTCGAGTAAATCGATTTACCAATAATAACCTCATCAAGGTCAAACAGGGATGCAACCAGCTGAGGAGTGACAAGCTTGTTGTCGGTGATTTTCAACCGGTCCAGAACATCAGCACTATCGAGCAATCCCTGGTATGTCTGGAAATCCACCAGCAACTTGTTGGGAGTGCGCCCTGAGTTTTTCTGGATGGTTTTAATACCCAACCGCATATCTGCGAAAAAGGTATTTCCGCTTGATGCAGCCCAACCACCGGCAGCGTCTTCACCGCCCGAGTTGCCATCTGCCCACGTTTGAGCGCGGACGTAGCTGGAAACGATACGTTCCTTTTTCAGGTCAATTTTATCAGCGGCCAGCTCCATTGCATCGGTCTTGAGATCGATGGTTGGAGCCCCTTCAACATCCTGATTGCGCAGGTCCTCGCGGGTAACAACCCCAGCGTGGGCATACTGCACGGTGTTGAGAGACACTGAGCTCAGCTTAAACCCTGAGCGGTTTGCGCGAGTACCAGGAGCACGGACCCCAGCCTCATCGCGGAAATAATCGCCCTTGTTGTACTTGGTGATCTTGGCCTTGGGGCTCAAGCCATCAATCAAGGGGAAAACACGGTCTGCAACGTATTCTTGGTTGCGGTATTGTAGCGACACATTGGCCAGCGGACCGGCAACAATCTGCGCTCTGACATCGGGCTGAGGCATTTTCGATTCTCCTTTAGTAAGAGGCGATCAGGTTATTATCGGTCAACTATTAGCTGGCAGTGGTGTCGCCAACCTGGAACGGAACAGGGCTGAGCAGGATTTCGCCAAGCTCATCTTCGGCCCCTCCGCGAATGCACATCCCGATTGCGACATCGTTGATGCCATCTGCATCAAGACCCTTGCCAGCATCGGTAGCGCTCACATATTCATGCTTGATGTACTCACCAACAACAACCGCCTCGCCAAGCACGACATTACTGGTCCCAAGCACTCGCACAGATGCAGCCTCCCCGGCTACTGGAGCGTTTTGCAGAACACCAAAGGGCTTGTCGGTTGTTGCGTGATCGGGGCGGCGCACTTTGCGCGTTGAAGCATCCAATACAACGATGCGGAACTGGTCGCTGCTAAGGTCCTCTGCAGCTTCAAAGCTCAGGTCAAGGATTCCGTTTTCTACGGCCATTTTTACAACTCCACAAAAAGGGGGACTGTGATTTTATTCGTTGCGATACGCTTTTTCGAGCTCAGGGTTCTCGCGGCAAACCTGTACCAATGCTTCACTAAAGGAGCACCCCTTATCCTTGCTGCGGGCCTCTGCCATTTTGCCGAGCTTGTCACCAGCGCTATCCTCTGCTGAGGCTGGCTTATTCGTTGCCAGCTCTACGAACTGGATAACCACGGGAGCAGAGCTAAGGGTTTCTTTGAGCTTCTGCTCTGGGGTTTTTTCGCCCTCTGCAAAGTTGCGCTGGCTGGCCTGGTGCGCAAGCTCAAGCTGCTCGACAAAAGCTTCCTTATTGGCAGGAATCATTTTGCCTTCCTTGACCAATGCCTCACAAAAGGCATTGTGATCTGCCTTGCGCGCAGCGGCCTTGACGTTCTCAGCCTCAGTTTTGAGGAGGCCGTTTTCTGTTTCCAGAGCAGTGACTCGCTCGGTGAGTTTGGTCTCTTTTTCGGCAAATTCGCTGATCTTTGCCTGCAGTTCTTCAACGGTTGGCATTGTGCCCCCTTCGTTATATGATGCCATGGCCGAAACAGGATCCGGCTGAGGCGTTGGCTTGATATTTTTTAGCGATTCGATTTCATACTCAGGGATGATGCTGTCTGCCTGTTCAAGACCATCTTTGGAGATGAGCCAATCGCGCATTTTGCGCAGCACTCGCCCGATACCCTGAAATGCGTCGGCCTCTTCCCACTCCATAAACTCAAACGATATCGGATCACCCTCAGCAAAAGCATAATCTGTCAGGCCCTTGACGGCAGGCGGCATGCCGCCAAGGAACCCAACATGCCGGAGGGCTAGGTCCGGATATAAACTGATAGAGCGTTTTTTATAGCGCCCAGCTTTCCAGGCTTCAACAAAATCTTCGGACAAATCTTTGAGGTTGGCAAAAAGGGTTTTCCCCTTGCGCTCGATGCTCTCCACCCACCCAAACGCGGGAGAATTATCCTTCGGGTGCCCAATGACAACCGGAGCTTCGTGGGAGGCCGGATTGTACTTTGACACGATTGAGTCCAAATCGCCTTCGGTCCACTCGCGCACATTTCCCGCGCTGTCGGTGTGGTTCCCCGCCCTAAAAACTTCGATCTTGATTTTTTGCGGCATAGTTAATCCCCTTTGCAGATAAGTATAACCCAAACAGGTGTACACAAAAAAGTGCATGGTGCACTTTTTTATTCCCTCGTGTGCAGTTAAATTGACTGATGATATAATGGAGCCCACGCACACACCAAAATTGAACTATGGCAGAAAATCCAACACATCACCAATGCCCATCGCACACTGAACTGGAGATGGCGATACGCGCAATCTCAGTGCAGCATAGCGAAATAGCAGAGCAAAACAAAGAGATTCTTGAAGCGTTGATCGGCAGCCTGAAAAGTCGCGGCTGGATAACACAGCTAAACGAAATTGCCGAAACGGTCAATAGTATTGATGCAAAATTTATCAAGGCAGATGTCGTGCACCGGATTGAATCGCTTGAAGAGTCCTGCGGTTCGCACGCGGAAAAACTCGCTAATGTTGCCGCTGCAATTGAAAAGCTTCAACCATGGTTCACGGCTTTTAGGTGGGCAACGGTCGCTTTCTCTTCTGCCACTATAGTACTTGTCGCGGGTTTTTTGTGGAAGGTTGCCACGGGGTTGATTAAGGCATGCGCATGAGCAGACGCAGATACACACAGAAGCAGGTCGCCGACGCTCTCCTTGCTGCCAATGGCATCATGACCCTGGCTGCAGAGATGCTTGGCACAAATCGCGAAACGCTGCGCAGCTATCTAAAGGCCTTCCCCGACATTGAGAAAATGGTAGAGGATGGCACCGAGCGGTTGCTTGATAAGGCCGAGAGCAATGTCAAGTCGGCAATCGACCGCGGCGACCTATACACCTCTCAGTGGTATCTCTCCCGCAAGGGGAAGGGGCGCGGATACTGCGAGCGCTCAGAGATAACGGGCAAGGATGGTGAGCCAGTCAAACTTGTCGTGGAGCGTCGCACAATTAAGAGTCGCGACGATTTGATCATTGATTAAGCTCCCGATATTCTACACCCCGGCGCAAAGCCGAGTGTTCTTTGAAACTCCTGGCCGCTATAAAATTGTCACCAAGGGCAGGCGCTTAGGGTTCACGCATGGGCTGGCAAACTTTGTGATCGACTCCATGCTTGACGGCGAAAAAAAACTTCTTTGGGTCGATACAGTTCACGGAAACATTGACCGATATATCGAGCGCTACTTTATGCCAACGCTGCGCAACCTCCCCAAAAATTATTGGGACTGGCGGCAGCAAAAAAAAGAACTCTCGATAAATGGCAGTTTGTGTGATTTTCGCAGCGCTGACCGCCCTGAGAATATGGAGGGGTTCGGATACAACACCATAATCCTGAATGAGGCGGGGATCATCCTGAAAAACCGCTACCTTTGGGAAAATGCGATCCGACCGATGGCCCTTGACTACAGCGCCGATGTGATAATCGGAGGAACTCCAAAGGGCAAAAAGCACAAAGGTTCCGAGCATCTCTATTATGAGCTCTTTAAAAAGTGTGTGCCAGCAGAGGGGGCCGGTCCAGATGATAAGTGGGTATCGTTTTGTTTTTCGACCTACGACAACCCGCTTATTCCACCTGAAGAGATTGACGAAATTGTTGCAGATGTTTCCGCATCGATTCGCAATCAGGAAATATTTGGGCAATTCATCGATGATCCGAACTCTGGAATATTCAAAGAGTCGTGGTGGCAATACTATCGTGAGCAGCCAAAAGTGTGGATGCGCATTGTTCAGAGCTGGGATACCGCGTTTAAGAGCGGGCGGGAGAACGACTATTCAGTTTGCACCACATGGATGCAGACCAAAACAGGGTTTTACCTGCTGGATGTTTTGCGCCGGCGCATGGAGTTTCCAGACCTCAAGCGGGCAGTTGTTGATTGCTACGAAAAGTATAAGCCGAACATGGTTTTGATTGAGGATGCGGCCAGCGGGCAAAGTCTCATTCAGGAGATAAAGCGGAAAACCTTAATCCCGCTCAAACCGATAAAGCCCGACCGTGATAAGATCGCGCGGGCTCATGCGGTGACACCGACAATAGAGGCTGGCAATGTGTATCTGCCAGAAACCGCCGAATGGAAAAAAGATTTTATTGACGAGTGCACAGAGTTTGCGGATGTCGAGCATGACGACCAGGTGGACAGCATGACTCAGGCGCTCGAAGAGATGATAGGCAACGCTCTGAGCATCGAGATTGTTACCAGCACGAAAAAAAGAGAATCAGCGAATCGAATAAAGGGGTTTTGAACAATGGCAAACGGCCTGTGGGTATCTGCGAATCAGTTCAAGGCGCTTTCCGGAAAAAAGCTCCTGTCAACTGAAATCGCCACAACGGACAACAGTATAGACTACTGGTCGCTGCTCAAGACGCTGCCAAACCCGGACTATACCCTCAAGAAGGCTGGCAAGGACATCGCGGTGTATGAGGAGCTGCTTGCAGAAACGCGCGTCTCTTCGTGCGTCTCCTCGCGCATGTCTGGAATCACCTCGTTAGAGTGGGGGATTGGTGTCGGGCAGGATGAAACAGAAGTTTCAAAATTTGTAAAGAGCGTGTTTGACAACTTCGATTTGGACAATCTGATCCGCGAGATTTTGAGAGCAACCCTTTTTGGATACCAACCCCTTGAAGTAATCTGGGCTGAGCGCGATGGCAGGTTCATCATTGACCGCATTGTAGGCAAGCCGCAGCGGTGGTTTGAGTTTAACACCGACCGCGCCCTGTGCATGAAACCAAAGACTGGATTCTCTGATGGAACCCCCGTTCCTGATTATAAGTTCTTGGTGCCCAGGCACAATGCCAGCTACGACAACCCCTATGGCGATGCCCTCCTAAGCAAAGTCTTTTGGCCCGTGACATTTAAAAAGGGCGGCATGACATTTTGGGTGCAGTTTGTAGAGAAATACGGCATGCCGCTTGTTCTCGGGAAATATCCGTCTGGCACATCAAAAGACGATGTAGATAATTTTGTCAGTGCAATAGTTGAGCTCCGGCAGGGTGGCTTTGGAGCAATAAGCGAAAACACCTCCCTTGAACTTCTTGACGGTGTAAGCGAATCGAATATTGATGCTTTCCGCGAACTTGTCAACTACTGCAACACCGACATTGCAATATCAATCCTTGGCCAAAACCTCACCACCGAAGTGAAGGGTGGAAGCCTTGCGGCAGCTCAGGCCCACATGGAAGTGCGCAAAGACCTGATTGAAAACGATCGCAAGATTGTTCAGCGCACCATCAACACTGCGATAGAGTGGCTGGTAAAGCTTAACTATGGGACATCTACCGATGCGCCAAAGTTCTCCCTCTGGGAGGAGGAGGACGTTGACACGACATTGGCAGAGAGAGATAAAACGCTGCATGATGCCGGGGTGAGATTCACCAAAACCTACCTCCAAAAAGCCTATGGGTTTAAGGAAGACGATGTTGATATCGCAGATGAGAGCCAGCCGCAACCACAGCAAGTTGCCGCAGCTCAGTTTGCAGAGTCCGGCATCGATGCCGAGATCAAGCGGTTGAAACTGTACCAGGGTGCACTTGATAATGGTGTTGATAGCATAACCGCCGCCGAGCTGCAGCGGCAGGCAAGCGGAATACTGCGGCCAATCATAGAGCTCATTCAAACCTCTACTGATTATGCTGAGGCCCTTGATAATCTAACCGCAGTCTATCCGGACATGAATCAAAAATCGTTACAGGACATGCTCGCGCGGGCGATTTTCGTCTCCACGGTAATCGGGCAGCAATCGATCAACTCTCTCGGTGAGGTGGTGTAGAAGTGATGTACTATGCTTTTCACAAGGGCGATCGCTCTATTCTGAGCAGGTTGATAAAGCGCATAACCCGCAAGCCATTCAGCCACACTGAATTGGTTTTCACAGGGTATACACTGGCCGATGGCGATCGTATCCCGCACTATACAGGCAACCCGTGGGATTATGTGTGTTTCTCAGCTGACGGCATTAAAAATGAGGTGCGTTTTAAAGTCATCCAGTTCTCCCACCCTGATCGCTGGGCATTCATGCGGCTTTATAACCTTAACCAGGCTGCGGCTATGGCTCTTGCGATTCATCTTGACGGAGCTCCATACGCCTATGGTGATGTGGTGCTCGGTGAGGGGCTTGGGGTAGCCTACAATAACGCTAAGCGCTGGTACTGCTCAGAGGTTACCGGGTACGTAGTTGGGGCAGAGCGCTACGCGGTATCACCCGGCAAGCAGGCTGAGGCAGCGCTGGCAGATGGCGGGGATTGGGAAGAGTATTACTGCCTCCCTTGGGTAGCAAAATGATAACCATCGAGCGCGCCGGACAAAGGTTATACATTCATCCGGAAGAGCTGCAAAACGACGACATCGTAACTGGTGGGGTACTCGCAGGAGGTGCTTCTCAGCCTATTGCCGTGGCCACGCATGTAACACGGTTGACACTCCGAGACGGCAACTTTAAAAACGTGTTGCTCGGCAATGCCGTGGTGTTGACAGATGTTGACGGCACAGTGCGCACATACCCAGCAGCTCCGCACACGGCGCTTTGGATACTTGGCGGTGGTTTACGTTGCCATGCGTTGCGCAGCGTAGAAGACCGCGATGCAGCACAAGCGGCAGCAATCGAGGAGCTGGAGGAGGCTTTCCGGACATTTGAAAAATACTTCCCTAAGCTCAAGGTTGCCGCTAAAGAAAAGCCTGCTGTGCTAACACGACTGCGGGCAAAATTCCGCTCGTTGATTGGGAGGCAAGAAGCTGCACAGCTACTTGGGTGCAATATCCCTACAGCAGGTGTTACGGGTACTTGGGCTGACCAAGTAATTGACGGGGGTGGATGATGGCGACATGGTATCACGACAGCCTTGCAACCGGAGCCAATAACGGCACCTCATGGGCAGACGCATTTACAGATATTGCCAGCCTCAACAGCAAAGCGAACTACGACACTGTTTACACCCGCAACGGGCAGACAATCACAACCGCGCTGACGTTGACAAAGTACCTGTATATAATCGGGTGCAACGCTGCCGGAGTGGTTGATGGTACTCGCTCTGTTTTCGATTTTAACAACAGCGCTAACAGCATCACTTTTGCGGATTATACGGACTGTTTTAATATTACGTTCAGGAGGTCTACCGCAACGTCAATGGTAAGCGCTGGGTGGTATAGTGGCTGGTACAACTGCCGCTTTGAGCTGGCCTCTGTTTACGGCTTAGTACTTAGCGTGGTTTTTAACATTGACGGATGCGAGTTTAGCGGAATTACTAATTTCTCGTTGCAAGCAAGCACCGGAAGAAACGGGACGCTTTCCAACTCATCATTTATTGATACCAATGGCGTATATCTTGCAAATTGCTTTGTTGCTATTGATAGATGCGTATTTAAGGCTACCAGCTCCCAAGCAATCTCTATCAACGCTGGTGGCTACCCGTCATCCGTCACTCGGAGTTGTTTTTATGGGGCTACCACATACCACATCTTTTCGACAAGTTATAACAACTACGTGGCTGAATGCCGCTTTGAAGGCGGGCCAATCGGTATCCGCCTTGACAATAACGATGCGAGAGTTGCGCTTAGGAATAACACATTCTATAGCGTGACCAACAAAACCTCTCTTGCAACAAGAGCAAAAGCGCACGACATGGGTAACGGCCTATATCAGAGTTCAAAGAGCCAGTTTGTGAACGCGGCGGGCGGGAACCTTAGCAGCATACCCGATGCTGATTTGTTGGGCGTACCACTTATTATCGGGGGCTCTACGGCATACGTCACGGCAGGTCTTCCCCCAGCAATACCAGCAGCGGGCGGCGGTGGCAGTAAATCAAAATTCTTTACACCCGTTGGTGTGAGAGGCGGTTTTTAACATGGCAATTTATTCGGTTTACATAGCAGACGGCGGCGCCCCCGCGACGGGGCTGACACCAACACTTGCAACCTACAAGCGACTGAGCGACAACGCCGACGTAACTCCAAAGCCCGCCCTATCAGAGGTCGGTGGTGGCGTGTATAAATTTTCCGCCACTCCAACTGAGCAGCTGGTAGGAGTGGTTGACGCTGGTGCAACACTTGATGATGCCGACAGATACCTCCCAGTATCTATCGGGCCTTATGATTACAGTATTGCAAACGCTGATGTTGCAGTGAGCACCAGGGCGGCATCCGAAGATCTCGGAAATGTGCCAACCAATGCAGAGCTGGCTGCAGCGCTTGCCCCACTGGCCAAGTCAAACGACCTCGCGGACCTGCTGACCACCACCGAGCTTACCGCAGCACTGGTAGCAATCGCCAAAGAAAATACCGTCGCAGCCATCGGTGATGCGATTGAGGATCTGCCAACAGTAACCACCCTGACTGCCGCTGTGGAGCCGCTTGCCCTTGAAACGTCCGTGCTTGCGCTCCCTCAATCATCCGTGCTAACACCTACACGGATCGCCAAACTCGATAACCTTGATGTGGCGGTGAGCAGTCGTGCAGCCTCACTGAGCGGTGGTGGAGAAAATCAGGTGCCGATCACCGTTATAGACGGGCTCGGAGATCCAGTCATGCAGGTATCAATTGTAATCCGCAATAGCAACGATACCTCCACAGTCGCCACCGGTGCAACCGACGAAAACGGAGTTGCAGAGCTACGCCTCAACAATGGCAGCTTCCTTGCGATGCTTTACAAGCCCCAATACAACTTCACCCAGCGGGTTGCCATAACTATTCCCGCCTCTGAGCCGATTGTGATCAGTGGTGAGTATCTGACTCCGAACATCCCGATTGCCGGCGTACAGCAGATAGCCATAAACTCACGCAGTATCGGTGGGTCTATCGGTGAGGGGGATGTATTCAAGCTATTCAACTTCACTAAAAACCAAAAGGTTTCGGGTGTCCTCCTTAACGATGCGGTTGAATCCATTGTCTTGGGCTCCAGTGGCAGCGGAATATTGCCGGCGGAAAAGCTCACAACGGTAACCGTCAAGGGGTTCCACCCTGGGAGTGCAGACCCGTTTTACTCCAAAACTTTTCCAGTTACCGACGATAATTATGCAAACCTTGCCGACGATTACACATAACCAAGGGGACCATCGATGTCTGTTTTTTCTGAGCGCTCAAAAAAAGCTCTTGAAAGCTGCGACCATCATCTGCAGATACTCTTCAACGAGGTGATAAAATTTCGCGATTGCACAGTAATCGAAGGGCACCGCGGCAAAGAACGGCAGGACAAGCTTTGCAGGTCTGGTCAATCAAAACTCATGTTTCCCAATAGCAAGCACAACGCCCTTCCGAGCTGTGCGGTAGATGTGGCCCCCTATCGCGCAGGGAAGGGCATTGTATTCGATGAGGACACCTGCAGGGCCTTTGGCGGGTTCGTCCTTGGGATAGCTGCTGCAATGCACATGCGCGTTCGCTGGGGGGGCGATTGGGACGGAGACGGTGACCCACACGACCAATCTTTCAACGACCTTGTGCACTTCGAGATTATCCCGCGCTAACCAATGGACAAAAAATACTCAATCTCCACCGCGTTCAGCCTGCCCGCAGAGGAAGCTATCGACTACCTCAAGGCCAAGGGCTACGCCATAACGGACAACTGGCAAGATTTGTGGCAAGAGGCCCATGACAAAGCGTTCTCGATAGCTGGTGTAACAAACATCGATGTGCTGCAGGACGTTCGCGGCATGCTCGAAAAGTCACAAAAGGATGGGCTCTCATACGGCAAGTTTAAAGAGCAGCTTTCCGACAAGCTCAAAGCGCGGGGGTGGTGGGGGGAGAAAATATCAGTCAACCCCAAAACGGGCACTCTTCTCTCTGTTGATTTGAGCAAGCCGCACAGGCTTGAAACAATCTACCGCACCAACATGCAGACCAGCTACAATGCGGGGCGCTACACCCAAGCAAAGGCTCTTGAGAAGCTCTTGCCATACTGGGAGTATGTCGCTGTGCTCGATGCCAGGACCCGCCCCGACCACTCAAAACTTGATGGGACCATCCTTCCGGCAGATGATCCTGCATGGGGCACCATCCACCCGCCAAACGGTTTTAATTGTCGGTGCACAGTATTGCCCCGCTCGCAATACTGGGTTGATGCAAACGGCAAGCAGGTTTCAAGCTCTGGCACATTGCCCGATTTGTCAAAGGTCCCAGATAATGGGTGGGCCTATAACCCGGGCGCAAGCATGTGGAAGCCAGACCTAAAAAAGTACGATAAGGATATCGCCGTACTGCTTGAT